ACTGCGCCGAGGTCAGCTTGTCGAAGATCGCCTGCTCGGCCGGCGAGAGGGTCGTCGTCTGGGAGTAGCCGCCCGGCGCGTTGGCGTCGGTCTGGTACGTCACGGACCCGTTGGGACCGTAACTGTTTACCATGTTCAGCTTCTGCTGCGCCTCGGCGGTCTTGATGTTGGCGTCCGACTGCGCGTTCGCGACGGCTGTCGGATCAGGGACCGGCGGCGGCTTCGGAGCGGATTTGCCCATCGGTCAGCGCCCCGCCATCGGGGCCGAACCGGCCGGCGCGCCACTCGCTCTCCAAGAGCCCGTAGAGGATCGCGTTGTCGTCACCGAAACCAAGCCTGACCGATCCTTCGCGCTTGAAACCCAAGCCTTCAAGGAACCGCCTAGGGCTCGTCGCGCCGGTCTGGCGGCGCGGTGTCAGAGCGGTCACGCGGACACATCCTGCCGTCGTGAAGGGGTATCTCAGTATCGTGCCGATGGCGGCTGGATCGGCCCACATGGGCGTCGTCGAGGCGCAGCTGACCTCGATGCCGCGATAGTCTGGATAGTAGTTGTGGTAGACGACGCCGGCGATCAGCTCGCCTTGGCCGTTGGCGACCCCGAACGCCACGCACGCGCCGAAGGGATCCGGCGTGGGCTCGCGCTCCATCCGCTGGCGAACGTGTGGTATGCGCAAGCCGGTCCAGAACGCCACTTCGGCGTCATGGCCCACGATGATCCGCCGGGCCCTCACAGGACTGCGCCCCCTTCGAACATCAGGTCGAAGCCCAGCAGCTGCACTTCCACGTCCAGCGGCAGGTTCGGGCGCGTGAGAATGTGGCTGGTCGGGTCGGTCCCGCTGGGGCCGATGAGCGCCAAGTCCGCATGGTCGGCAGTAACGGCCACACGGTCAGCTGTCGCACTCCCGGCCAGCGAGACGCGCAGCCGCGGCGAACCGAAGTACCCGGACCCCGCCGCGCCGGTCCAGTCGTCACGGACCACGGTCGAGTCGGTCGGCGAGATGTCGCCGGCATCGACGGTGCTTGGGATCGCTGTCGGGATCGTGGACTTGTCGAAGTCCGTGACGACCTGGAGCGACGGTTTGACAATGGATGGGCAGAACATCAGCGCCCGGACCATGCTGAAGGCCTTCCGCACGGCCCTGTTGCCGAACGCCTGGAAGGACGGCAGCGCGTCGGCGACGATGAACTCGCCATTGTCCGAAGCGCCGACGTCCCACTGGTAGATCCCAGCCGCTGAACCGAAATAGACCATGCCGTTGGCCTGGGCCCAACAGAAGGCAGGAATGCCGGTGAACCTGCACCACGCGTTGCCGGACGTGGAGCGGACATACTGCTCCGATGTGGAGAGCTCCGCTGTCGGCACGTTGACGATCAGAAGCCCTCCCCGCCCTCCATAGAGCACCGGTTGCCAGCCGAAGTTGCTCCCATAGGCCTTTGCGGCGTCGGCGAAAGCGGTGGCGACTTGGCGCGAGACCGAGTTCTTCCGTTGCTCCTCTATGGGCGTCGAGAGCGCCTGGGAGAGCGACAGCAGCCCCACCTCGGTCAGGATCAGGAGATCGGGGCCATAAGCCAGGATCGCCCGGTCGCCGATGGGTTTGGCCAGCGTGTAGACCCCAACCAGGAACCAGTTCGTCGCGTCCGAGGGATCAGAGCCCTTGTAGATCGCGACCTCACCCTGGTTGGTGAGGTAGCAGGCGTAGTCGTCCGGCCCGTTGCCGCCATCGAGGGTCAGCCGGCCAAGACCGACCAGATAGCCGCCCTTGGCGAAGATCGGGCCCAGGTCCAGCTTCGTGCAGGCGCCGGCGATGGCGCTCGTCGCGGTGACCCATACCACCAAGGAATTGTCCTCGGCATAGTGCAGCCGGGTCTTGAAGTTCATCACGTACTTGAGGTTCGTGGCCGTCAGCCCGGTCCCGGTCGGGATGTTCGTAGACCAGGAACTCCCGTCGTACTTGAGCGGGTTCTGGGCTCCGTTGCAGAGGATCGCCCACTTGCCGGCCGCGTTGGCGAAGTTGGTCCAGTTCCAGCGCGCGGTCGCCGCAGAGGCGTAGGCCGCCGAGGGAAGCGCTCCGGCTGCGGTCACGTCGAAGAGGTAGGCCCCGGAGGCGGCGAAGAGCTTGTCGCCGCTCTGCGGGCCATGCCAGGCGATCAAGGTCTCCACGGCGGCCGGTGTCCCGGTGCATTGCTCGACGAACCCTCGCCGCATCTGGCAGTAGCTGCCGCGCGGAATCCAGTTCTCGAGGATCACCGCATTCTGCGGCGGCATGTCGGCGAGCGCGCTTTCGGTGTCCCAGCCGCCGATCGGAGCGGGGATCGAGCGAGCGACCGCCGTCTGGGCCCGCGCGCGGTTCTGGCGGAGGGCGCGGCGCATCTAGACCCCAAACCCTGTCTCCGGGACGTTCAGGCGACTGTCCGGCGGCCACGCGCCCGGGCCGCTGATCGAAAGCTCGCCGGAGCCGCCGTCCTCGGCGAGGGCCTTCTGGATCGCGCGCTCGGCAGTCTCCATGTCTTCGCCGTAGTCAAGGCCCTTGGCCTGCTTGTAGCGCCACTTCAGATCGAGCTTCAGCAGTTCTTCGTCGAGATAGGTCCCGTCGTCGTCGGCCGTGAAGGTGGCCTTCGGCTGCGCCGCCGAGGACTTGGCCCAGTAGGACGAGACGTACTCATAGGCGATGGTGTCTCCGGCGTTCGGGGCCGGCCCGATCAGGAACTGCCCGGCCCGCTCGCGGTAGCCGAGATAGACCGTGCTGAGCGCAGGGCGCGCTTGGAGAAGCTGCCACTGGGCCGGCGTGTAGGGTCCCCACACCGGGCGCATGGTCGAGCGGTTGAAGAAGCTGTTCGGCACGAAAGCGTAGAAGTCCGGCGGCAACGGCGCGTTGGTCTGGACCTGGGCGTTGACCGTGACGAACGACCATTCGGCCTGGAGTGCTTGCCAGCCGCGTTCCGGACGTCGAGCCAGAGCGACGGCCGCCTCGGTCAGGAGCCCGCGAAGCTGGATCACGTTCTGGTCCGTGGACGTGTAGACCACGCTCGGCCGGGTGAGCGAGAGCCGGTCGCACACCTCCTGGATGATCGTGAGGGCGCTCACCCCTGTTCCCGCTTGCGTCTGCGGGTTGCGCGTTCGATCTTGGCCGCACCATCACGCACCGAGGTTTCCGGCGCCGGCTCCAACAGCCCTGCGAAAGCCGCGAAATCGGCGTCGGTTCGGGTGACGGCCGTCCTCGCCGGCTGCTCGATCGCCTCGGGCTCGGGGCGCGCCTCGCCGATGGTGAACTCCGCCCACGCGTCGGGGTGCTTGAGGCTGTCGCCCTTCAGCGCCGGGCGCGGCCCGATCCTGTTCGTGCCGTCGATGACGAACTCGAACATGACCTCCTCGTCCTCCCGGAAGAACCTGGGTCCGCGGGCCGGGATCGCGTCGCGCTCGATGTGGGTCGCCAGGACGCTCAAGCCGTCTCCTTCGGAACCTTCGCGGTCAGGTCCTCGACGAGTTTCGTCAGGGTCTCGACCTTGCCCGTCAGCTCGTCGATCTTCTCGGCCTGCTGGCGGTTCTCAGCGGCCAGCCGCTCCTCCTTCGCCGCTCCCGCCGTTGTGTCGAGCCAGCGCTTGGCGCGGTCCCGCAGCGCCATGCCGCCCATGGAGACGGACTTGCGGGCCTGCTCGTCGGTGAGGTCGCCCAGTTGCTCGACCGTGCGCACGTTCATAAACCGCAGTTCCTGGGCCTGGGAGGCCGTCATGCCCGGGAGCTGCTCCAGGGGCGTCCCGTCGGCGCTCGCCTCCTGGCCGGCCTTGAAACGGGCATAGGCGCCGGGCCAGCGCTTCCGGTGGATTTCGGTCACCATCTGCACCGAGACGGCGTTACGGTCGCCGGGGATCAGGATTTCGACCATCTCCACGTCGTCGAAGCGCGGGACGCCGTCTTCGTCGCTGCGCCGCTGGTTCGGCTGAGCGTCGATGTAGAAACGGGGGATGGCGGTGTCCTTATCGCCCTTGGGATCGGGCTCGCGGAAGTCGGGGGCGTCGCTCATGCGGTCCTCTTGAAGACGAGATCATTTCCGATACGGTCGACTTCGGCGTATCCGCGCTCTGTCAGCCACGCCTCCAGCGCGCCGCCGGGAAGGCCGAAGAACTGCGCGCCGAGGCCCTTTTCCTCACAGGCGATGACGGGGCTGAACCGCGCTATGGTCTGCTCGGCGCCCTGAAGGGCGAAGAGCTCGGAGCCCTCCACGTCGAGCCAGATGGCGTCACAGGCGGTGAGTTCCAGATCGTCGATAGGCCAGACGGGCACGTCCCCGGCGTCGAAAGTGACGCGGTTGGCGCCGCAGTTGCCCGCGCTGACCTCGACGGACTTGCACGCGCCCTGGGCCGACCCGAACGCCGCATGAAGGGCCGTGACTCGGTGTTCCCGGTCGTGGCGGATGAGGTTCGCCTTCAGGCACGCGAAGTTGCGCGGATCCGGCTCGCAGGTGAACACCGCCTCGAAGCGCCGGGCGAGCGCGCAGGGATAGACGCCGACGTTTGCGCCGGCCTGCACGATGCACTTCCGGCTTGGAACATGGGCCAGCAACTTCGTCAGCGCGGGCTCGCAATCGTGCATGATGATCGGGTGTGCGTCCCGGTCATCCGCAGGCCACCACCAGCCATTGATCTCGGTCAGATTGGCGTTGTTCCAGCCTTCGCCGGCGAGGGAATAGGTCACGCCGCCCTCGCTTCTTCGCGTAGCCCGCGCGCGATGTCCGGCAGCAAACCGCGGCCATGCACGTAGATGCTGACCGGCGCCGGCAGCCCCGTCGCGGGGTCCACGAAATTTCGGAGGTCGTTCCACGTCTCGGTGAACTCGGCCGCCTGCCGCGCCATCCACGGCGCGCAGCGGTAGGTCTTGCCCTGCCGCTCCAGTTCGACCGTGGTCTCCTGATCGTTCAGGGCCTGGGGATAGGCATGGTGGGCGCCATCGTCGGCGTAGGAGGAGTCCATCCCGTACATGTGGATCGTGCGGAACCCGGAGAACGCCGCCAGCCAGAGCGCGCGGAGGCCCACCGTTGAGCCGCCGGGGACCATGACGCAGGGGCGCGCATCGGGGCCGTCCCACCACGGCGACAGAATCTCGCGGATCGTGTCGTTGCCCGTCTCAAAGCCGCAGTGCCAGAGCACGACCTCGTGGGCGGCTAACAGGTCGAAGACGTCGGGATGGACCTGGCTCGCCAGAAGGAAGCGGATGGAGGCCGGCGCGCCGCGGACAAGGTCCACGTTCTCGGGCCGGGCATCCAGCATGACGTTCACGTCCGGCGTCAGGCCCCAGGCAGCGAGCTTGCGCCACGCCCCATTGAGGCTGACCAACCGTGCGCCACGCTTGCGGTGCAGAGCGATCTGCTCGCGGCAATCCAGCAGCGATGGCGCGCCGCCGACGATGACGCAGCTCTTGCCCTCGTCCTTGAAACCGGTGAACCACGGCAACTCGCGCTTTACCGAGGCGCGGATGTGGTCGAAGCGCACGTCCTCGGCGGTGTTGACGCCTTTGACGATCGGGAAGGCCGTCAGGCCCCCGACCTTCCAGAGCTTCGGGACCCAACCGTCGGCGATATCCGCCGGCTTCTCCAGTCCGTGGAAGATCACCACCTTGCAGTGCTCTGGCGGCCACGTGCGGCAGCGCGCGTCCCAGCGCCACGACCGGCACCAATCGTCGGGCAGAAGGTGCCAGCCGCCGACCTCGGTCAGCCACTCTTGGTCGCCGCCGTTCGGGACGGGCGCCGGTAGCAGGTGCGGCGCCACCAGCTTGCCCGGCATGTCCATGACGTCGGGGTGGAAGCGGTCCCACGCGTCGCGGTGCTCGCCGTGGTCCCAGACCATGACCGAGGAGTTGTAGGTGGGCCAGCCGTGGTCGCGGGCAATGCCTTTGCGCTCCACGAGGTCTTCCAGGCGCCCTGTGATGCAGACGTCGAGGTCGAAGTAGACGACGCGCTGGCCCTCCGCCCATGGCATGTCGGGACTGAAGAGCCGGATCTTCTGCCAGTAGCCCGGCAGCGCTGGGTCGGCCGGGATCGCGTTCACGCCCTCAGGCAGCTCGTCCGCGCGGTCAGTGACGCAGAACCACGCCACGTCGGCGTCGCTCTCCGTCATGTGCCTTAGGACCATATCCCTAAGGACTTCCACGTAGAACATCGGATAGCGGGGGCCGACGTTGACGCAGACGAATGCGATGCGGCGGGGCTCGACGGCCTTGACGGCCTCGGCCAGAGCTTGCGCGGCTTGGGGCTGAACCGCGCCCCCCATCACACCACCCCCTTCGGCAGGATCAGCCGCTTCGGCTTGCCTCCGATCAGGTTCGTCTTGCGCTTGCGGGCTTCGAGGAACCGCTGAGCGGCCTGGACCATGGCGTTGGCCTCCTCGACGGAGGTCGGCACCGGCACGGCGTTCATCGGCAGGACGCGCAGGCTATGGCGGCTCAGGAACGCCAGGTGGGCGGCGATGTATTCGCCGGCCAGATTGACTTCAGCGTCGCGGTCTTCATCGCTCAACTCGGCCCAGGTTTCGGCCTCGTCGTTCTGCTCGGCGAGGGCTTCCACCACGGCGCGCGCGACGGGTTCTCTCGGATCGGGCGGCAGGCCTGGATTATGGCCGTTCAACTGGCCGGTCATGTGCTCGACCTCCCCAGGCGCGAGAAGGCCAGCATCGGCCGCGCAAGGGGGTTCTCAGCGGCGCGCGAAAAGGGCCCGGCGTCGAAGCCGAGCCCTCCCCGACGCACCCCCGCCGATCAGGCGATCGACGTACGCTTGGCCCAGAAGTACTGGTTCGCCGCAGCGCCCGAAGGCACGTTGGCGGTCCAGCCAGAGGAGCCGGAGTCGACGCAGGCCGAGCCGGCGTTGCTGATCTTGCAGGTCGTGATCGACCCGATCGCAACGATGGCCTTGGCGTACATGTAGGCGTGGCCGT